GTATTCTCTCGAGCTGATACCACTTTTCAATTATTTCCGAATCGGACGATTTCTGATTATTGCCATAATCAAGGCCATAGGCCGAATAATTGAATTGTCATTCGAATACCTAGTCCTTGAAGGATCTTCCGGTTATTGATTTTCTCAGATCACGGTTGCTGTTGAGATCAAGTGACTATTTTCCATTGCGAATTGGTGCGATGGCTTTGTCCCCGTCCTATAAAGCGCTTACTTTCTCTGCTGATGATGAATCCAGTCTTGAGAAGGCGGTTCTTGAGGCTTTATCTGGATCTGTCGATCTAAACATGGGCATTCGAAGATGTGCAGCATTCCCGGCCACCAACACGGAGGCATTTCTGTGTGAATTGACGTCAAAGGAAACGAAATCATTCGTCGGAAAATTTACCGACAAGGTCAGAGGACGCGTTTTCATTGACCACGCTGTCATTCACATGATGTATATACCCGTGATTTTGAATACCACATTTGCGGTTTCTGAATTGAAGATAAAGAATCTCGCAACTGGTGATGAGCTTTATGGTGGTACGAAGGTTAATCTCAATGAAGCATTTGTTCTGACGATGACCTGGCCTAGGTCACTTTTTGCAGACGCAGTCAACAACCACAGAGGTTTGTTCCTGGGTGGTACTGTGTCTTGTGCCTCATCAGTTCCCAAAGGTGCCAAAATAGGGATGTGGTACCCCTTATGGACCGAAAAAGTGTCGAACAAGCAGTTGTATCAGAAAACGACTGACATTGTTAACACTAGAGCTCTTGAGACGTTTACCAGAACAATGATCTCCAATGATAAAGAGATGAGAAGTCTGTTGAGAAGTCGTGCCTCAATAGACATTGCTGCAAAGGATCCCGAGAGACCCGTTGTCTGTTCTTCAAGTGTGAATCTTTTAGACAGATCGACGACAGGTATTGATTTTACCACTAAGATCGTTAGTGAAGCGCCGCCCTCACTTACCAGCGGAAGTTCCATTCTTGTGAATAAGTTAGTTCCCGCTGAGGAGAGTTCAGATTCTAAGGAGCAGGAAGCGAAGGACACAAGTGGTGGCAACCACTTGACTGCTTGATTTGTTGTTAGCAACATGGGGGGTTTTTGGAAGAGGGGGATGTACCCTAGATTGGGTTCAATATTTCGGTGTGTGAATTCTTTCATTAGATAAGCCACTGATTGGACTTACCTGGGATGTACGGAGACTTCGACCACTTATCCAGCTTCACCAACCAACGCCATGTCTGCTAGGGGAAATAACAACAATCACGTCTGCCAACATCGTTTCGATGAGCTTGATGCCGCATCTTCTAGATGTGAGATATGTCATCCTGTGTCAAATAGACAACGTCGCAATCAGCGCCGTGCAGCTGCATTTAGTAATGCAATTACGAATAATAATGCCTCACAGAATGTGAGAAGACCTGTGCCGGTCATACCTGTTGGAAACTCAAGACCAACTTTTAGGTTACCAGGGAATCAGGTTTGGATTCGACTGACTGCCAGTTCTTGGGCAGCAAAGACAGTCGATACTAACGATGTACTTCCGTTAAAGAATATCTTCAATGGTATTAACGAAATTGATTCTGAGACGAAGATTTTCCGTCTTTTGATCGGTTTTGTTGCAATGTCCGCTGGGACATTTGGACTTGTCGATGGCGTCACGTCTACCTCGGTCCCCGATCCACCAATTGTTGGTAGGGTGGGATTCGAGAAGAATACGTATCGCAGCCGAGACTTTGATCTCGGTGGCAAGACTCCGCTACAGCTTGATGGTAAAGCTGTAGTTTGGTGCCTCGAAGAACATCGTCGAGATGAAAAGCGTGTGCAGTTGGCTGACTATTGGGTCGCCATTTCACGACCGCAACCGCTTATGCCACCAGAGGATTTCCTGGTGAACTCTCAATGACTAGATGGTCTAGTCACTTCCGGACGTGTGTCCGATTTGCCTCACATAGATGGAAATTCCTGTGTGAGATGTGGATATGCTCCCCGTTACATTGTAGATCAATGTTATTGGGAATGCACTCTTTGTTCGTATGAACAACGGGCGTAGCAACCTCGCATCCGGGTTTAAGACTACGTATTCTACTATTATTAATTTCTTAATAATAGTATTGCCTCCAAAGGAGATGC